ACTCTAATTGATGAGAATGTAGATGTTAGACTTATATTACCAAGTATTAAAGACTGTCAGGAGTTAAGAATCCATCCAATTTTAGGGACTCCATTCTATGAAGATTTAAAAACTAAGATAACTGCTGGAACTTTAAACAGTGACGAAGTTAATCTATTAGACACTTATATAGCTCCAGCTATGGCTCAATGGACTATGTATGAATGCAGTACATCAATGTTATTTAAGTATAGAAACAAATCTGTATCAACTAAAACAAGTGACAATAGTAGTCCTATTAGTTACCAAGACTTACAGTATTTGAGAGACGAATGGAAGAACAAAGCAGAGGAAAGAGAGGCAAGGTTAATTAATTACTTATGTGACAATGACAACTTATTTCCTAAGTATAAGGAAACTAGTGACGATTTACACCCTAGAAAGACAGCATATCAGACCAGTTTTTATTTAGGTAATAGTAGTAGAAGTGATTGCTGGAGAGATGAGTATAGAAATAGCGAGAAATGATTTTGACTTATAATCAAATATTAAAAGAGTTTAAGACTTTTGCTACTAACCATAAGCAAATACAAAATTTTGGTAATGGTGATTTGTGGGAAATAGTAGAACATAACCAATTAGCAGACTTTAACTATCCACTACTTTGGGTAGCTGACCAACCAGCTAACTTAGGTGATGGGACTTTCACTTGGAATTTTAACGTCATGGCTATGGACTTAGTTAATAAAGATGAGTCTAATGAGAATGATGTTAAGTCTGATATGTGCCAAGTGCTATTAGATTGTGTTTCTTACTTTGAACAAAAGACAGCTACTAGCAATAACGTAGATTGGTTAAAAGTTAATTTAGTTAGGTCAGGAACTTTGACTAGTTTTACAGAAAAATTTGAAGATGAGTTGACAGGGTGGGGAATGAACATTGGGTTCAGACTTCCTTTTAGTTATAATAATTGTGATTTACCAATAGAATAAAGATGGCAATATTTTACAATCCAAATAGAAAAAAAGGTTTATTTTATATGCCGTCTGGTGCTACTGGAGGAGCTAGATTAGCTATTGAATATAGTTCAGCTAGATTCTGTGAGGATGGTACAGACCCAATAGCAGGAATAACTGGAGACACTGGAGGAACTTTCTCTAGTACTACAGGTCTAGTTTTTATTTCTACCTCTACTGGACAAGTTGATTTGTCCGCTTCTACTGCTGGAACTTATGTTGTGACTTATACTGACCCAAGTTTAAACACTGCTACAACTTCTATTTCTATAGACTCTATTCCTGTTGTTTCTGCTGGTGCTGACGTTGCTATATGTACTGGAAATAGTACTGTGTTAACTGCAACAGGTGCTACTACTTATTTATGGTCTACAGGAGCTACTACAGCTAGTATAACTGTTGACCCTACAACAAACACAACTTACACAGTAACAGGATTTAATGGTGCGTGTTCAGCTACTGACTCTGTAGATGTTACAGTATACGCTTTACCAACTGTTAGTATAACAGGGACTTTAACTTATTGCGTTGGTGCTAATACTACTTTAGATGCTGGAAGTTTTGTTTCTTATTTGTGGTCAACAGGTGCAACTACTCAAACTATTAGTGCTACTGCTGGTAGTTATACGGTAACAGTAACAGACTCTAACGGTTGTTCTAATACATCTGCACAAGTAACAGTAACAGAATTACCTTTAGATAGTGCTACAGTAACTTACTCAGCAGCTGCTTATTGTCAAATGCCTACAGGTGCTTTAGCTGTAGATGGTTACTACCCATTATATGCTACAGAATCAGCAGCACAGGCAGAAAGCTCAGACGGAGTAGCGCACGCTCACACATTGAGTGGGACTACTTACTATATGCCTAATGATGGTGTTATTATATATCATGGAACTTATTCACTAACTACACCAGCACCAACTATCACAGGTGAAACAGGTACTTTTAGTGAGTCAACTGGCAACTTAACTATAGATAGTTCTACAGGTGTTATTACTTTAAACAGTTCAACGGTTGGAAGTTACACTGTTGTATATACTACTAATGGAACTTGTCCAAATACAGTAAATAATACTATTACAATAAATGCTTTAGATGGTGCTACTTTTGCTTATAGTTCAAATAGTTTAGCACAAACAGGGACTGCAAGTTTAACAACTACTCCAACCACTTCAGGTGGTGTTTATAGTGCTTATCCAAGCGGATTAAGTATTAACTCTTCTACTGGTGAGATTGATTTAGCTGCTTCTACTATTGCAAGTTATAAGGTATTCTATGAAACTAGTGGAGCTGGATGTCCTAACTCATCAACATTTGATTTAGCTGTAACTGCTGCTGGTATTGCTAATAATCACAGTATGAATTTTGATGCTGCCAGTTCAGATTATTTACAAGTTTCTAATACTACTGATTTTGATTTTGGAACAGGAGATTTTACTTGGTCACTATGGATAAATTATGAAACACACGTTAATTATTCAGGTTTATTATATACTGGAGCTTCTAATAGTACATATCGATTAAAATTTCAAACATCTGGACAAATATTATTTATGCAAAATGCAGACGGAGATTCTCAAGTTGCTGATTTAGGAACTAATATTACTGGCACAGGATGGCATCATTTATGCCTTGTAAGAAGTTCTGGAACAATAACTACTTATTTAGATGGTTCTGGTGTTGACACAGATTCAAGAGCGGGCAACGTTAACTCTAATGGTAATGATTTATTAATTGGAAGAAATGGAAGTAGTTATTTTGATGGTAAAATGGACGAGCTTGCAATCTGGAATACAGCTCTAACATCTACACAAGTATCGGAGATATACAACGCAACCTCAGCTGGACTAACTAAGGACTTGTCAACTATTGAACCAAGTAATTTGAAATATTGGAATCGCATGGGCGATTGATAAAATTTAAGATATGAGTACACAGTTTACAAATAGACAATGGCGATTGCCTAACAATGAGAATAAAGACAAGCAAAGTAACTATTCTATGGACAAATTTGACCAAAATGATTATATATCAACGCCATTAACTATAGATGAATTTAGTTCGGCTACTATGTCAATTTGGTTTAAAACTTCTCTTTCACAAAGTGATAAATATTTTTTAACTTTTCCTGAAGCGTCTGGAGCAAATGGTTTTGATTTAAATTTTGTAACCTCTGGAATAAAATCTTATTTGCAAGGTCATTCTGGCTCAAATAATATTACTTCTACTTTTACATATAACGATGGTAATTGGCATCACGTAATTGTTAGCTATAGTGGTACAAATCATAAAATGTATATTGATGGAGTGTTAACATCTTTAAGTTCTGCAACTGTTGGAACTATAAAAAACGCTGAAGGAAATTTATATATTGGAGCTTTAAGCTCTCTATATCCTGCATATAGAGTTTCTCAAACGAAGTTAGACCAAGTGGTTGTTTTTAATTATGCACTTTCTGATGGTGGTGTTTCAGTAGGTCAAACTGCTACAGGTCAAATAGCTACATTGTATGGTGGTGGTTCTGCTATAGGAAACCCCCAAAGTATTACGCCAAATCCTGTGGCTTGGTATAATCTCGGTGACCAAGATTCGTTTAACGGAGCAGATTATTTAGTGCCTAATAGTTCTTTGAAAGATTATGTTTTTTCTTTTGATGGAAGCAATGATTATATTGAGGTTGGAACAGGGTTAGGAAATACTCTTGGTAGCTCTGTTTCTGATATGACTGTAAGTTTATGGTATAAAAACCAAACAGGAAGTAATGAAGGACTATTTACTATTATGAGTAGTATTACAGCAGGCACTACTAACCCTTTTGCAATATCTTATAACACTAATAGTATATATGTTTGGTTTGGTTCAAATTATAACTATTACTCTCAAACACTTGATTCTAACTGGCATCATTTATCAATAGTTAAAAATGGAACTTCTTTAACTACATATATTGATGGTAGTTCTGTTTCTCCAAGCGGAACAGTTGGTTCTATACCAGCAACTATTGACACGACAAATAAAAAAACTTTTATAGGTGTATACTACAACGCAAGTTTTACATATAATGGCTCTATTTCAAACGTTCAAGTATTTAACACAGCACTACCAGCAACAGGGTCAAACTCAGTAGAAACTCTTTACAATAATGGTTCACCTCTTACTTCAATGTCAGGATTTACTTCTTTACAAGGGTGGTGGAAATTAGATGCTTCTGCTACTTATGATTCATCAACTACAACTTGGAATATCCCTGACTCAAGTTCTAACTCAAACACAGGCACAAGCTCAGGAATGACTCAAGCCAATTTAGTACAAAGTGATTTAAGTTTTACAAGTGGTTACTCTCCTTATGCTTTATCTTTTGATTCTGCGAGTAGTGATTATATAGATTGTGGTAATGATAGTAGTTTAAATGTATCAACATCAAATTATTCTTTAAGTTTTTGGATTAAAACTACATCAACTACAAATTTAGTTGTTTGTGAAAAGGGTTCTAATGATGAGCTTGCTATTCAAACTTATACATCAGGAAATATTAGATGGGCTGGTATAAATAGCTTTGAAACAAGCGGCGTAAATGTTAGTGATGGTAATTGGCATCATTTAGTGTTTGTTGCAGATAGTAGCAGTGCTTTTATTTATATTGATAAAAATTTAAATGCCACAGGTGGTAATAAAATAAAATCAAGCTCTAATACCGACAGCTTTTACATAGGAAGCAGAGCTGGATTATATGGTTTCAATGGCTCTATTTCAAATGTATCTATATGGAACACAGCTTTAACGTCTACACAAGTAACAGAACTTTACAACGAAGGAGTACCATCTAACCTAAACAACCATAGTGCCTATTCAAACTTAGTAAGCTGGTGGCAGTTAGGAAGTAATAGTTCTTTTAATACTAACTGGACTGTACTTGATGAAAAAGGTAGTAACAATGGTACTTCTGTAAATATGATAGAATCGGACATAGTAGACGGTGTTGGTAGTTATGCCAACGGTTTAAGCTCTGGCATGGGTGGTGATGAAGTAATAGGAGATGCACCTTACAGCAATAGCAATTCTCTTAGTGTGAATATGGACGTACTTGACAGAACAACAGACACGCCAAGTTAAATAATATTAAATAAATAAAAATGAATAAAAGAATATACATAATTTGTAATTTATCAGACAGCAACCTTGTGTTATTTTCACAAGTAAACCAAAGCTCTGCTCAATCTGTAAGAAGAAACTTAGCTAATACTGAAATGGTTTTAAGTTACCAAGTTGAACCCAGTTTCATAACTGATGGAACTTTAACACCTTTAGGAGTATACACTCACGAGGAAATTTTACTTATTTTAGCGGGCAGCGATTGGAGTGAACCAATGCCAGAATAATGAATTATTTAAAAAGTATAAGAATGGATGACCACAGTATATTAATGGCTGTAACTGCTTTAATATCCGCAATAGGACTTAAAGAAGTTTGGAGTATATGGAAAAAGAAAATTGATGTAACAGCACAGAAAGACGAAAGAGAGGACAGTTTATATGCTCAACAGGTCTCAATTCTTAGTAATAAGATACAACAATTAGAAACTAAAATAGAATTATTAATTGAAGAAAATATACAGTTAAGGGTTAAGGTTGTTAAGATGGAGGCGCGCTTGATTAGTAGTGCTAAGAAAAAAGTAAATAAAAGAAAAGATGAGAAAAGTTAATAAAATTATAGTTCATTGTTCAGCTACTAGAGAGGGACAGGACATAACAGTAGACACTATTAGAAAATGGCACGTTGAAGGTCGTGGCTGGTCAGACATAGGTTATCACTTTTATATTGATATAAATGGTAAAATTTGGAAAGGTAGAAACATAGACAAATCTGGCGCTCATACACTTGGGGAAAATAAAAGCAGTATAGGACTCTGTTATTGCGGAGGGGTAGAAACTGACGGTAAGACACCTAAAGACACTAGAACAGAACAACAAAAAGAAAGTTTGTTACATGTTCTTAAAACATTAAAAGCTATGTTTCCAGACGCTTCTATTCATTCACATAATGAGTTCGCTAATAAAGCCTGTCCATCATTTGACGCTACTAATGAGTATAAAGGTTTATAAGTGAAAAAAATCAAAGACACTAAAATAGGTAAATTTCTAAAAGAAAAAGTACCACACGTCTTAGATTTAGTTGGTGACTTTTTACCAGAACAGGGAACATTAGGAATAGTTAAAAACATTATTTCTAAAGAACCTGATTTAAGTGTAGAGGAAAAAAAAGAAATCCATAATAGATTAGTTGAGTTATATGAACTAGAGGTAGCAGACAGAGACTCAGCTAGAAAGCGTGAGGTTGAAATTACTAAAGCTGGTGGAAATGACTTTATGATGAACATTACAGGGATTATTGGTTTGACTTGTTTTGTTTTTATTGTTTATTCAGTTGTATATATTCCAGCAGTTTTAGACAATGAACTTTTTATTCATTTAATGGGAATGGTTGAGGGAGTAGTAATTGGAAACATATTTGCTTTTTACTATGGAACAAGCTCAAAAAAGTAAATAAAATATTTTTATTATATTTACAAAAACCAACACTAATCAATTTTGAAACACTGGAAAAAAAGGGCTAAGACTGAAGGTAATCCAAAATACAGACTAAAGCCTGACGAAGCAGACATATTATATCAATATAGAAGAGTCAAAGAAGAAGCAGAAAAAGAGGGTTTAGATGTTGAAACTATACATTCTGGATGGATTAAAAACAAAAACGCTAGTTTATATTTCAAACAACCAAAACCCCAAGACAAAGACTTTAAAAAATTAGCTAAAGAAGTTATAGAAGAGGCTAAACAATATTCTCCTAAATACCCTAAACTAAATTATAAGAAATATACTGACGGACATTTGCTGTTTATGTGCCCTAGTGATTTACACATAGGAAAGCTTTGTAGGTCCTTTGTAAGTGGTGAAGAGTATAACAATCAAATTGCAGTTAGTAGGGCTTTAGAGGGTGTTAGAGGATGTTTAGCAAAGTCTCAAGGGTTTAATATAGATAAAACTATTTTATTGCTTTCTGGTGACTTATTGCACGTTGATAATTTTAACATGACTACAACTGGTTTAACCCGTCAAGATAGTGACGGTTTACTAAGCGACCATTTTCTTATCGCTAAAAGGTTGATGGTTGAAATAATAGAAATGCTTTTACAGGTTTCTAAGGTTCATGTAATGTTTACACCTGGTAACCATGACAATACTGTGGGTTGGATGGTTGCTGAGTTATTAGCTGCATGGTTTAGACATAATAAAGACGTTACTTTTGATGTAAGTTTGCAAATGCGTAAATACTACAAATACAAAAACAATTTAATTTCTTCGTGTCATGGCCATAAGATTAAGGCTGACACGTTACCAATGATAGTAGCTGACGAATGTCCTGACTGGTCTAGTACTAAATATAGGTATATGTTCACCCAGCACATACATCACAAAATTTCAGCTAAGCAATATCCTGGTTTATGGGTAGAGTCTTTAATGTCTCCTAGTGAGGCTGACACTTGGCATCATACAAGTGGCTATCAAAGTTCTAATAATAAAGCTATAGAGGCTTTTTTATTTAGTGAGGGTCAAACCGCTAGAATAACACATCTATTTTAACAATCCTTTGTTAATAAAGTTTTCTTAATTTATAGTTATAATTATAATTATAGTTATATATTAGCGTAAATTAAAATAACTAAAATGACAAATATTAAATACAATACTAGAACTTTTTATGTACCAGTTGAAAAGCTAGAGACTCTAATTAAGTTCCAAAACAAATGCAAAGAGAACGGACATAAGTCATACTCAGAGGTAATATTAAAGCTCATGGAAAAGTACAACAATGGACAAATATGAGTTTTATTATAGGCAACGTCAAGAATGGGAGTACTGGCAAGCCACCGAAAGACATAACTTTTTAAGTGATAGACTGCTAGGGGTTTTAACACAGGCTAAATGGAATAGAGATATTCTTAAAACATTAAAACTTAGTGACAATGACTTAGAAATTCATAGAAATAGATTTAGTCAAATGATTACTCAAGTCGTTAAAATTTCTTTAGAACTTAAAGAGTTAGCTATTAACTACAATCCAAAAAGGATTAAACAAATAATTATTATATTAACCAAAATTAAAAACTACAACAATGAAACAATTAAAAACAGTTGACATAAAGGGTAAAGCCTACGTCACAGTAAATGAAAGAATTAAATATTTTAGAGAACATTTTACAGGATATTCAATGACCTCAGAAATAACTCATATTAATGACAATGGGGTTATAATTAAAACAAGTATAAACAATGACGCTGGAATAGTAGTAGCGTCAGGACACGCTCACGAAAAGCAGAATTCTACATTTATAAATAAGACTTCATTCATAGAAAACTGCGAGACTAGTAGTTGGGGAAGATGTTTAGCTAACTTTGGTATAGGAGTAGACGCTAACGTAGCTAGTGCGGATGAGGTAGCTAATGCAATAAAAAACCAATAACATGAAAGAGTTTAAAATAAGATGTTCGGCTATTGGTAAGATTATGACCAACGCTAGAAGTAAAACGGAAACACTATCTAAAACAACTAAAACTTATTTAGAGGAATGGAGTAAAGAGCAAATATATAACCGTAAAAAAGAAATATTTAGTAAGTACATAGATAAAGGAAATGCTGTTGAGGTTGACTCTTTAAACTTTATAGCTAAAGAATTAGACTATAATAATTTAGTAAAGAATGAAGAGTCTTTTGAAAACGGTTTTTTAACAGGTACTCCAGACGCTATTTTAGATGACCATATAATAGATGTAAAAAATAGTTGGGATTGTTTTAGCTTTCCTCTATACTTTAATAGTGTACCTAATAAAGACTATTACTACCAGGCTCAGGGCTACATGGCATTAACTGGGATTGACAGGTATAAGTTAATCTATACACTAATGGACACTCCAGAGGATTTAATTCAAAGAGAATACTTTGGAGACGAAAGCACTGACTTAGTAGAGTTTGCTAGTAAATATAAATATTCTAATATAGAGTCTAAATACAGGATTAAAGTGTTTGAAATCTATAGAAATGAGGAGGATATAAATAATATCTACAATAGAGTTGAAGAGTGTAGGTCATATTTAAAAAGTCTTTGGGTAGACTTAAACTTTTAACTAATGAAAAAAATTGCTATAATTGGTGGGTTAAGCTTGTTAACTGCTGGAACTACTAACCTAGTATGGCATAAACAAAAACTAAATTTAAACCCTAACACATTCGCAATAGCTACAGGAAGTGTTTTTGTAGCGATAGGAATAACATATAAATTTTAATGATAAAAAAAGAATGGCAATGGATGCTAGATTATAAACAACAAAAACAAAAAACAATGGATAAAAAACCAACAATATACTGCGGTGGTGGTAAAAAAATGAATGATAACTGGATGACTGTTACTGTTCATATTGACAAAGTAAAAGAACACGTTTTTGATTATAAAGGAAACAAGTACCTTAAACTAAATGTAAACCTAAAGGACCAGCCTGACCAATTTGGAAAAGATGTTTCTTTGAGTGTTAACACTTATAACCCAGACGAACAAAAAGAAGCAGCTCCAGTAGCTAAAGTTTCTGATAGTTCTGATGACTTACCTTTTTAGGTTTCATGAAAGAGTCGAAAGTCTTAGAGGTATTGGGTTTGACTTCGTCAGATATACAAGATATGTTAATTCAGGGAATGACATTTCCACAGATAGCTAAAATGTATGGTGTCGAATACATAAGTTTATTACAAGCTTATAAAATCCAAAGAAAAAACTTTAAGTATATTGACTATGTACAGGAAAAAGTTAAAAGAAATGAGGGAGTAATAAAAGCTCCCTCTTATAATTTCGACCAGCTTTATACTTGGGAGTCATTATGTTTAAATGAGATTAGAGCATATTACAAATACAAAGATAAAAACAAAGCATATTTTGAGCAAAGAACTACCATACTTTAAAGCCTATCCTAGTCAATGGTTAGGGGGTGACATAATGTATTTATCTAAAGAGGATAAAGGTTCTTTTATAGATGCCTGTTTTCACTACTGGAATAAAGATTGTAAAATGACTTATACTAAAATGGCTAGACGAATTAGTCAAGAGTCTTTAGATATTCTTATAGATGAGGGCATGATTGAAAAAAAGGACAACCAAATTATAATAAAATTTTTAGATACACAATATAAAGAACGAAAAGAACAATATTTAAAAAGAGTTATAGCAGCTAAAAAGTCTAAGAAAAAAAATACTTTTAGCGACCCAATACACAAAAATACAGACTCTTTAAACAAATTTTTAAGCACTATAAATGGCAATACTTGAGAAAGGCTACGGCTTAGACTACGCTATTAAATACAAAAACGGAGAAATTAAAAAAGGAATAGGGATAGGCTGTTCTATTACTGACAAATTTGTAAGATTTAAACCTGGGCAAATGGTAGTCGTTTCTGGCTTTCCAAATGTAGGGAAAACATACTTTTTCATTTGGTATTTACTTTGTCACTCTATGAACAATAAATTGAAGTGGTGTGTTTGGAGTGGTGAGAACTCTCCAGAACTATTAAAAATTAGTATGATTCAAATGCTAACAGGACAAAAAGTTGAGGACCTTTCTAAATCTGAAATTAAAAAAAAAATAGAAATTATTGACACTTACTTTAAATTTGTTGACAATAGAAAATTATATACGGCGGCAGACCTTTTAAATATATTTGCTAAAGAGAATGTAGATGGATGCTTAATAGACCCCTACACAGGTTTAAATATAGAAAGAGGTGGTAAATTAGGACAGTTTGATAGAAACTATTTATTCTGTAATAATGTAAGAGAATTTTGTAATAAGACTGGAAAGACTATTTATATTAATACACACCCAATAAGTGAAGCAGCTAGAAGAGTTTATAAGCCTGGACACCCTTTAGAGGGATTCGTCCAGCCTCCAAAATCTAGTGATATTGAGGGAGGCATGGGGTTCATAAATCGAGCAGACGATGTTTATGCTATTCACAGAATGGGCAACCACCCAGAATTTAAAACAATGACTGAACTTCATGTTCAAAAAGTTAAAAATATTATGACTGGAGGAGAGTTAACAACACTAGACGAACCTTTAAGATTTAATTTTTATAATGGATATTATACAATCGGAGGAAATAACCCACTAAAACACATACAAAATGGATGAACTAGACGTAATGTTAAGAAAAAATAAGCTAGATATAATGATTATTAAAGCTAGTGCAGATATTGAAAAGACTAATAATAAACTAAAAAAAGAGGGTTTAGAAACCTTAGTAGATATATTAGACTTAATTCATGATTTACAACACGAAATAAGACAAAACTATAAAGACATATCAAAACTTAAATATGAAAACGCTGTAGCTTACAAAGAAAATGCTATATTAAAAACAGATTTTTCTACCTATAAACATAATTTAAAACAAGCTGAATCAAAATCTACTAAAAATGTTTAAAATTTATTTTATTATATTAGCGTCACATATGTTCACATTTATAGTAGGTTGTTTATTTACTATAATTATTGAGGGTTTTTATAAAGACAAATGAAAAAAAGGACTTTAAATGAATACAGACAGACAAAGGACTCAGATTATAACCAGCCTTATAGTCTTGTTGAGCGTAATATTAATTTATTGTGTAGGATTTATCCTAACGACGCTGAGTTAGGAAAAATAATTAGAAAACATTTTCAAATATTATGACTTTAAATTCAAATCAAAAAGGAAAACGTTTTGAAAGAGACGTGGCAAAAAAATTAAATAAGGTTTTTAAAACCAACGTTCGACGCACCCCTATGAGCGGCGGAATGAGTATTAAAGGCGACATTATAGACATTAACCCAGACTCTATTTTATTTGACTATCACTGGGAATGTAAGAACCAAGAAAAGTTAAACATCTGGAAAGCCTTAAAACAGGCTAGAAATGATAAACCAATGGGAAAAACTCCTGTATTGGTGTTAACTAAGAACTTTGAGAATGACTATGCCTGTCTAGAATTTGAGGACTTTATGAATTTATTATTAACCATACAACAACTACAAGATGAAATCAACACTAAAAAAGATAGCTGAAATAATCAAAGAATACAAACAAACTGACGTATTTGATGGTAACAGCTTAAATAAACAACTAAAAGAATTAACAGCCTATCTATACTATATAGAAACTATTAGAACAGAAGCACATCAAAACTATGAAAAGGTTATACATGATAGAGTAAAAGAGGGATTTTCTGTAGCTAGAGCTACTAATGAGGCTAATGTAGAAGTCCCTGAAATGTATAAGCTTAGAAGATTGTTAGAGTCTGGATATAGAGTTATAGACGCTATGAGGACCAACATAAGTTTTCTTAAGTCTGAAATGTATAACGTGACAAAAGAATATTAATGGAAGTCAAACCAATAAAAAATTATGAGTGTAAAGATTGGTTATTAAATAAACACTATGCTAAAAGAATGTGCAGCATATCCTATGCTTTTGGTTTATATATTGATAATATTTTAAATGGTGTATGCACTTTTGGTAAACCAGCAAGTAATTCTTTATGCGTTGGTGTTTGCGGTAAAAATAATAGTAGATATGTATATGAATTAAACAGATTAATAACAAATGATAATTTAATTAAAAATAGTTTATCTTTTTTTGTTTCTCAATGTTTAAAAACATTACCATCATTAATTATAGTAAGTTATGCTGACACTTTATATAATCATAATGGCTATATATATCAAGCTACTAATTGGATATATACTGGTAAAACAAAAGAAAGAACAGATATTGGCACTAATAATAATTCTCATAGTAGGCATTATAATAAAAACATAGATTATAAAAAAAATAGAAAATTTAGAAGCTCAAAACATAGATACATTTATTTTACAGGTAGCAAAAAACAAAACAAAATCTGGTTAAATGAGCTAAACTATCAAATACATAAATACCCAAAAGGTGTAAATAAAAGATACGATTCAAGTTATAAACCTAAAGTTCAAATAAGATTATTTTAAATGAATAAAAAGCTAATTAAAAAAATAGAAAACTTTATATTTTGGATAGGTAGAGAATACAATGTCGTAGAATTAGAGGACTTTAAACAAGACATTTTTATCATACTACTAAACAAGGGTGAAGATTTCATCATTCAATTAGACAAAGAAAACTCTATTAAAAAATATGTTTATAAACTTTGCCTCTACCAAATAATTAGCGAGCGTGGACAATACAGAACGAAATACTATTTACCTAGTCAATTTAGTAGCATAGAGGACATAGAAACTTACTCTAATAGTTGTTTTAAAGATGAGGTACTAAAAGACCTTATTGACTCTTTAGATGGCTTAGATAAAATAATGATGGAACAATTATTGATTTGTAGTGGTAATAGAAACTGTTTAGCTGAAAAAAGCGACATCCATAGAAATACAATACAATATAAGTTCAAAGAATTAGCAAATAAGATAAAACAAAAATGGACATTAAATGAATTCTATAGTTAGTTTATTAGTAATAATTACCATAGCTACTACATGGGTAGACTATGCTAGACCTTCGATTGATAAATGGGACTACAAGCCTTTTAACTGTAGCTTTTGCCTTACGTTTTGGTTATCCTTAATTTATTTTTTAATAACTTTAAACCCAATAATATTAATAACACCGTTAATTTTACGTATAATTGAAAGACGTTTATTATGACAATAGAACAAACCATTAAACTATATAATAAAACAAGTGCCTTTCCAGGCTCTATAGACATATCCTTTT